CTAAATAAAAAGTCTCCAAATAAAATCAATGGGCTAAAAAAATAATCCCCCCCCAGTTGGGGGGGGAAAAAGGGGGGGGTGCACATATCTCCCTTGTTGTATATGTGCCAGGTGACCCACAGTCACCTTCTAACATCATTCGGACCCTTCATTCTTGTCCTCCGCCGGTTTGACCGGTGGGGGCGGTCCGTCCACCTTCTTCGCCTCAGCAGGTGGTCCTCCAGTTCCTTCTGGTGGTGCTCCGACCGGAGCCACTTCCACGCGCTTAATAAAGCCCGCTTCAACCAACGCATCTCGTTTATCCTCATCATGCGCCGTATCTAACCAAACGGCAACGTCATGATCGAAAATCTCTCTTACCTTACTAGGCAACTTCATAAACTCAACTTCAGCGACGCGAGCTTGATTCAAGGCATCAGCCAAATCTGTAAATTCACTGACGTCTTTAAACATCAAGTCCGCTTCATCCAAATTGGCGATGCCATCCTGCAAGTAATTATTCATGATCACGTGAATATCAGCCAAATGAGCATCACTCTGAATCGTCTCCGACGGTTCTTCGTTGATGGTCTGCACTCTGGGCTTGCCTCTGGAATCCTTGTCGCCAACTACTCTCATGATCATCTCGCTTTAAATGCACCACCTGAGCCAAATACGCTTTGTAATAGGCTTCTAATGGTGCGTGTTCCACGACCCATACTGCCGGCTTCAAAAGCGGCAATATTCTTGGCGCCAGGCAAACCTAACCTCAACATCTCGTTATTGAAACCAACGCCTTTGCGCTGCAAGTCAATAGTGTCCTCGCGAGCGCGACTTTCTCGGGCGTCTTGATCCAACTTATATTTCTGTGCTAAGGTAGTGTCTTCCTGCTGTTTCATATTCTTAATTTCTTGGACTAATCTACGGGCCTGCATAGCAGAATTAACAGCAGGACTCAAAACATCTTCCATATCTGCCTTCGATCCACTGCCAGCGGCTCCCATAGGGGACGCGGCACCTCCCTGACTATATGCTAATGCCGGGTTAACACCGGCAGCCTGCATATCAGCAATACCGGCCTGCCAACTGGTATTCCTCATTCTTTCGGAAAAAGCTCTACTCGTACCTGCTTCTTCACGCTGAAACTGTCTATTCTTAACAGCTTCTTCGCGTTCAGCTTTGTTCCTTTGCGCGCCGCCACCAAAGCCTATTAAAGCGGCCGCGCCTGCGCCGAGAGCACTCCAAAAAAGCATTTAGAACCTGCTAACTAGAGCAGGTACGGAATACACGGGCATGGGCCTCGCACACTTATAATTGAACCACAAATCCAGCAAGAAATCCGGCTCAGTGGTAACAGTAACGACTCTTGCCATAGGCGTTCTATCACCCATAAAGGTCGGATTGAGGGCTGGTAAACTACTGAAATCTTCGGCCAAATGCCATTGCGACAATGCACCAGCAACGTCCGGATTGAATACACCAACAACTCGCGAAGCCTTCATGCGATACTCAGCCCATCGCTCCTGGTAACCAAAAACAGCGACATCGGTAACGGCGTTATTGGAAACCCAAAGCTCCTTATTCAAAATAGCCTGCTCGCCAAGGTTGGCCAAGGCGGGAATATAAAAATCATATCGAGTGCTTCGGCTCCACAACTTGTCAATTCCCTGGAAGTAGGTGAGATCGCCACGAGCTCTCAACAATCCCATGATATAGCCGTGTTCGGTAAAGGACTTGGCCCAACCATGTCCCTGAATGACTCCAGTACCTATACCTCGTAACTCGGCCTGATCCTCGCCGGCAGTGGAAGACGTATTCGCAACTGGCGAAATATTAATATACGACTTGCCACCTCCTAAAAATTCAGGGCGTTGTAATCTGTGATCCGGTGAAGTAACTCCAAAATGCGCCTTAATAATCTCGGTATATCTAGTACCTCCTCGCGCATCTCGCTCAAGCAATCTTTGAATGGCGACACTCTGTCTTAAGGCGTTAATGGAAACGCCAGCGTCGGTGCTTCTGGTCAAATCCGCATACAAACTGTCGGCCTCTGCGCCGGCGGTGCTACTAGCCTCCAAAAATAAATCACCGGCATCTTGTCGTTTCCATGTGGTATTAACGGTACTATAAACGCCAATGGAAGCGCCATCGATAGCATCGTGGGCGACGTCAGCTTTACCGAGTAAGGCGACGGTAATGGGGCTACCCTTCTGTAAATAGGGAAGCGCAGACGTAAAATAGTCATGCTTTTTCATACTGCGCTGTAGCGGATAATTCGCAACAGCGTCAGGCCCATTACCCACTTCATAAGTGGCAATACCACCCAAATTCTGATCTCGAAACCACTCGGAAAATATCAGATTATACATCCTAAACGGCAAGGCACTAACGCCGCTACCGATGGATGTATCCAAACCATGCGGCAATCCCAAATGTGCCGCTAAACCATGCCCATCAACAACGTTGTCATGATCAACGGTGACATCATCAATAATGGGAATGGTATAAGTCGTGTCCTGCGCGCCAGCCTGATCATGCTCACCATTAAAGCGTTCCCAATTCTCCCAGAGCAAGCGCGTCGGGCAAAAGAAAAAGAAGGTTTCCAACTCGATGTTATCCATGATCGGTGCTTCCAAGGGCGAAAATACCCTTGCAAAGCCATTCAAGCTACACGTCATGGTATCACCCGGTAATACTTCATCCAAAAAAATGGGGTAAAGCATACTGGCATCGAAACTCATCTTCAAGCCATGCGATCTATTAAACTGAGATCGCCCTATCTTGGCGTCAGGTCCTTTATACTTCTGTCCACCCTGACGTCTAACCTGTACCATATCTTTCATGTCAACTGCTCCTCATCCTCAATATCCAATTGTGCTCCATGAACAAAACTGGTCGCATTCGCAATCTTTCTAGCTTTCAGAGGGTGCAGTTCCCCCAACGTCACATCAAAAGAACCCACGTGATACAAAGCATAATCTTCTGGGAACTTTTGAAATTGGTGATCGTCGGTAGTACAGGCTTCGCGAAATCCACGTATAGCAAATTCGATGGTTGGCGCAGGAAAGGGATCAATAAATCTTTCCGCCGCCTGATTATAAACTGAAAAAAGCTCGATATTCATACAGCGTGTCTGGTCTGGAAAAGGTCAACTCTGGAGTGTTGTATCTTTTCCCCGGCGGCTAACTGATAGTCACTCATATGAACGACGTTCTCGTAACGCGTCGTTCTAACAGCCTGCATAAGGCGGGGAAAAAACTTGTCCATCCATTTGTCGTAATATCTAGGAGGCTTAGCCTCCCATCCATCAATGACAACATAATCGCGCGGGTAAACATCGCGCCAATATTTCTCAATCCATCTTTTACCAATCGCCGGTCGCAAACTCATTCTAGCAAATTCCGGCGTCAATAATTCACCAGTCAGCGGGTTCGCGCGCGCGTAAGCTCGCGCCTTGACTTTCTTCCTGATATATCCAGCAACATAACTGGCACTTGCCATAGTTACGGAACCACCCTCACAAAGACCACGTCCCCAAATAGCTTCCAAAGTTCGGGACCGCCATACATTAGGGCGCGTAGTATCATGGCTATGATCCCGATCCAAAAAATCAATACCAAAAAGCAACGCATGGTAGTGTGGACGCGCCGTCGTCTCCCCGTATTCACCGCACCCAAAGAAGCTAATTGCTCTTTCCTGGGTCTTGCGCAAACTCTTAATGAATCCTGAAAAATCTTTAGCAGATAGCTCACGATTTTCATTCAAATTCTCATCTGCATATGTTAATGTGATAAACACATTATTCTTATGCATTCTACTCTCGTGCATCATCCTGACTGCCCATTGCCGACTTTGTTCGGCACGACATCCAATACAACTACCGCAAGGTACTACCTGCTTATCTGACAAATATCTGTCGGTATACAAACTCCTTCTCCTAATGGAAACTTCTATGGGGTGGTAACAAGGCATTTTAAAGCCTAATACCACCCCTCATGTAATGCGTGTTCATCTTGTTCTTACTATGCGATTTATTCGCACCACGCCTAAAAGTCCTACGGGACTTTTTCTTACTCATTCTCTGTCTTCTCATCGTGATGTACCTAACCAAGTTACCTCGGCTACCCTGGTCAAAGAACGATCAGCATGAATATGCCTATCATAAATACCTATACGATGAAAGCCAGCTCCGCGCAAGCCCTTCAAAATCTTGTGTCTCCTCTTTGAGGTCACACAAGCAATATCAACCGCCTCAGCCTCAGCATGGGCGCCAGTGCCCTTCCTCCGAACAGCGTCAGTTATAGTAAACTGAACGCCTCCCAGTCTCTCGGCCAACTCCAAAAACATCGTTAACGACGGTTTTAAATTCTTATTGACACCCGTTCGAAAAATCATTATAATAGGGTAACCCTAAAAAAGGAAAACGAAAAATGGCCGACTCACTCACTCCCGATCAATTGAAAAAGTTGATCGCAAATCTAGACAAAACGCTTGAGCGTGCTCAAGCGAAAGTCTCTCAAATCCAAGCCCATATCTCCGCACTCCAAAAGGTGCGATAAAATACCCCCCTGAGACAAAAGCGGAAATACAGCTATGCAACGCGAAAACGCGCGCGCGCGTCAACGCGCGTGTGCGAAAACGCGTATAGCGTCTAATTCCGCTAAATAAAAAGTCTCCAAATAAAATCAATGGGCTAAAAAAATAACCCCCCCCCCAGTTGGGGGGGGAAAAAGGGGGGGGGGTGCACATATCTCCC